GTTACCATATGGGTGAATCTCGAGAGCATTTCGAGGATGCACAAATGGGATTTCCAAAACCCCTGCGGTTGTTCGACCCGCCTTGATGAGTACATGAGGACACAGAAGCACATCTGCTAGCCCCAAAGTGTAGGGATCAACAAGTAAAGGTGTAAAGAAGCAAATCACTTGCCCCTGCTGGGTCACACTTGTGCTTAACCCAAATGTCAAACGCCACCTGCTCTTCATGAACATGAAGCTGTCGATAATCGTCGCCACGGGCCCAACTGGGATAATGTCAGTAGGTATTTCATAAGTTGTGATAATATCACCTGCGTTAGGGGTAGTCGTCCACCTTACTTCTGGTAATAAAAACACTCTATTCCATAAACCTTCTGGCCCATCCTGGTTAGTCATGCGACGTTCTGGTCCACCTGAGGGACGCGTATCAACTTCCTTGTACTCATCATCTTCATGATCTCCTCCTGTTGCTCCTTCTGACATCATCTGCGCTACGATCTCATATTTACTCTCGCTCTCCATCCCAGAGACAAACGATATACGGGCCAAATTTTCGCCTGGTGTCTTCACTTCGAAGTCATCCCCAGCCGCGATGAACACATTCATGTCCAATTGGTTTGCCATAGTCTCGTTTACCTGGTAAGGTGTCACTACTATAACTACAATCTCGCCAATGCAATATAAATCCCAATCCGTTCGCGCAGAACCCGCCGAATCAGGGGTTGGTACTCTACACCAGTTTCTAGCTGAAATGTAGGGCACTGTAACCTTCACAGTATCTTCAACTCCATAGTTGAAAACCTTCCCGTATTGCCCCGAGAAAGTAGCAGATGTCAACGATCCGCCTTTTGCTCCATACCGGGTCGCTATCCCGATACGCATGTTTGCCATCTGTGAACCGACAAACTGAAATGTGAAGTTAATTGAACCCCTCCAAAATGTAAATGGAGTGGCCACGTGCTCCACCGACGTGACCCTAAAGAAATCCGAGGTTGTTTGCGCCAACATTCCCGGACAAGGTGTAATTGGATACCTGGCTACCTGCGTTCCAGGCCCATATGTTGCTGGTATACGCACTGTAGCGTACCAACAATCCCTTTGCGCAAAATCCAATAACCCTGTCTCATTTCTTGTTGTGTCGGTAGGAACGTCCGATTCCGGGGGCTCTCCCATCATCGGTCCCAACACTTGTGCATGCCGCACTCCATCCATGACCGCCATATTGTAGGCAAATCGCGAAACGACTGGCTGAGCTTCCGAACCATCATTTGGTGTATCCAAATTTCGAAAGTCTTGTACTGTCTTATCAGCCACATCGAACGCGCTCTGCGTTACTTTTCTGACGTTGTCCAATGTTCCAGTTGCAAATTTTCCTACCTTCTGCAACTTGCTAGTGACCGCACCCTGCGGTATAATCCTAGCCTTCCCTGGGAACAAGGAACGGTTCGACCTAAAACTAGATCTAGCTCTTTCTTCCGTGAGCTTTCGGGGTTTTTCTGACCTTGGTTCCACCAAAGGCGGGAGTTCGTCTTCCTTCTCCTCTTTACTCTTCACTGTATTGATCCACCTCCGTGGTGGCATTCGATACGGGAATATCAGTTTAAAACCATCTGCGACTGACGAATACAAACGCAACTGTGGGTCATCTTCTGCTACTGGACCCCACGCAATCCAACCTCCATAGAGGTCACAGTCCTCTGCAAACTGTGGTCCGGCCGAAGCAGCCGGTGGTGGGATAAACAACATGTTATCTCCACTCATGTGTTGAGCTGGTACCTGTGCCAAAATGGGGCATTCTGCTGGGAAGCAGAGTTCCACTGGCATTGATCCCGCACCTCTGCCTCCACTGTCGGGGATTAGCTGAGTAGTCATCAAATCGGTGATGTCGTCACCAATATTAGCATAGCTAAAAGTGTAGTAACTCTTTCCTCCTACACCCATGAATACTAGCGCACCCTTCCAGTAGCAAAAGCACTGCCCCCAATACACATTCCACGCTGGTGTCATCGAACCTGGCCAGTTCGACACACTGCTTGAAGCAAAACAGTTGGCCACTGGTTGGCCCTGAGTTGCAAATGAAAACACATTATTGCTGATCGGTTGGAAACGCTTCATCGTATCCTCCATTGTAGTCCGACCCATGGTAATACTGTCTTTTACTGACGCTGCCGGCGCCAGTGAAGCCGCTGGCTCCGCATCTGCAATCTTGTTGTCCTTTTGCTCCATCAACGACTGCGCCACGATCTCGAATTCCTCCACCTGAGGGAGAACAATTGAGGGTAGCTTCTTGATCTTAGACTCCAACTCTAACATGAAATTTCCCAGAACATACGCATGCTCTGAATTTCTGTAGAAGTAGGGGCCCAATACGGAACTCTGATCTGTAAAATCATAAGTCCTCTCTCGAAAATTTCTGGTTACATCCGCCCAGCCCGGCAAATCCGGGTCAAGACCTACATCACGTAGCGCCTTGAAAATCTTTTCAAGCTCAAGATACCACATCTCACGCCCAAGTCCCACTGACCTGAACAGAATGCCCACTGCATTCATTGTTAATGCAAATGCCGGATCGAGATCCGCCGACACCCATTTTAACGAACGATAGTCCTCATGACACATCGCCGTATACCGCACTCCACAATCCATCCCTGGATCGTTCCTCGTTGTCCGAGAGAGAAACGATAACTCCCAAAAATCTGACAAATTTGCCACAACACCCTTCCTCTTCGACGCGGGTGTGTAAATTATGCCATACTCTTTGAAGAGCTGCTGCACTGTGTTGAAATTGTAGAAAATTCCAATCTGCTTGTTCACAAGATTAATATTATCATCCCCATAAACGCCTAATCCTACGAAGTAGTCAAACATGGCCGGGTCCACTGTAAGTCCCGACTTTTCCGCTAACATGTAAAACGCACAACGTAGAAAGTATTCATTCATGAAATTGTTAATATGCACTGTGAGGGGGTTCCCTGTAGTTCCCCCAAGCTTCTTGGAAATTACATACTTTCCCAACACAAGATTACACTCCATCGTGTTCTTGATAATGAAATGGCGCTGAGCTTTTGACCCAACGTCACCATAATAGGAATCCGTTACTGCCTGGAACCCCGTCATGATCTTCTCATTCATCATAGAATCAAAATAGGAGTAATCACCATCAAACCCGTAATGTCGTCCATTCGAAGTGAGCCGGAGGATAAAATCCTGCCAGTCACTTGAATCAACATTTATTCCAACCGCTGATGCATGTTTAAACCGAAACGTATCCGTCATACAGTAGGCACCAAATTGCCTCCTTGCTGTAATAGTCAACGCTAACGGCGTATACATGATGAGTCTTGGCGACATAACCTTTTCTAACCTCCGAAGTTCATTCTTCAGTCCAATCCGGTATGCCAACCATGGCTCTGGCATCTCTTCCTCAAACGAATCAAGAAGATCAATCATTCTTCGCAACACCTGATGTGTCACTTGGAGCGATCCATCATCTAACTCGCTGAAGCAGAAAGCACGTCCTTTTGCCCCTGGGGGGCGCAAACCATCCAATGGAAAACCGGGCGATTTGTTCATAGAGAGTCTCTTCAATTCCATAAATCCATTTATCGCTTGAAACTCTGTAAGAACAATCGGCTCAATATCCAATCTTCGTTTTTGCGCCTCTGAACACATCTGTTTGATTACTGCCTCATGCACATAATCAGGGAACGGTTTAATCTTTGCAACACCACCAGGTGCAATAGATTCCACCGCCCTTGCTGTCAAATTCTCCGTAGAATTAATACCTGCTCCATTCACCAACGCTGGTGCATGTGTCACCCCACTTACCAAGGGGTGATTTGCGTGAGCAAGCAATGATTTCCGAATATCTGACTTTGCGTACATCCCTACACCACCTACTAACTCGCCTTCCATAGTGAAAGACTCCGACAGACCTAAATTTGTCTTCACCTCCACCATTTCAGGTTTGAGAGTATGTGTGTATTGTCCCTGCGCCACCACTGGTGCAAATAAGTCCCGCTCTAGCGGCATCCCAATCCCAAAACTTCGAACTGCACTTGGTCTCATCCCCACGTGCATCGAAAGTATTGTTGGTCTACCATCCTTTGCGAAACCCACTAACACTGAACCACAATCCCCTTGTTCGAAGGGATCGTATTCATAATGCCCTGCAATGTTCATTTCCTTTTTCCCGCCTGGATATGCTGAATACACGCTTGGTTGCTCCGCCCATTTGATTTCGTTCACTGCTCTAAGAACGATAGTCTTAGTGTCCACTGGTGTGACCATAAGAGCTGCTACTTTATCTCTCAGTACTTCCGAACCACACACTTGTGGCAAGTACTTCTCCATCGGAGAGAAATTTTCGCAATCTTCTGGTAAAGTCATCCGTACAATATCCGCAAAACCTTTGTGCACCTCAAATCTCTCAAGATTGTTTGGGTTGTGTAGAAAACGTCGTGATATGCGCCCTTGCTGGCTGTCCATCTGTATCACGTTGTTCTCAGGCACACCCCCATTCTTTCCTTTGAAAAAGTGGTACGGTACCCACAAAACTCTTCCTCCTGGTGAGAAAGCGTTAATGCGGTACGTGTATCCATCGTAAGATGTCGACAATCTCACCATGTTCTTCGTGAATCCCTGTAGAAAATCTGCCATCCCTGGCAACAATTTACTGACTCTCGAATCATGTGGTGCTGTTGCTAACATCGAACGTGCATACTCCTCACGTACTGAAGAAAACGGCTCATCCTCATCTTCTTTTACATCCAATTGCGCGCTCACTGGAAAGCGCCATAGCACTGGTGCTATTTTTCTG